ATTGTTATCTCTTTCGGGTCACCACCCTCTATGACCCAGCACCTATAGCCAATTTTGTTCATAAGAACACGAATGTCCCGGTAGCTGTGCCCCATTTGGGCTAGACCAAAATTGTTTATCTCAAGCGCTACAATTGGAAGATTCTTTTTGAGAAGCTCAATCATTCCGTTTAGCGCCAGGACCTCTGCCCCCTCAACGTCCATCTTGATAAAATGAACCTTATCAAAAGAATCATAATGATCCAGGGCTATTGAATAGGAGACCATCTTTTGTGGAGAGACCCTGCTCTTCTCGTTAAAACTATGCTTCCCACAATCCCATAGAGAGTGACCACCATCGTTATCCTGGTTAAGCCAAAAGTATATTGGTTTCGAATCGTCGGACACGGCCCAATTGTGGGGCCTTATGTTCTTAAAGTCATTCAGTCCGGCATTCGTCATAAGTCTTGAGTAGTTTTCTGGGTTCATCTCAAACGAGTAGACCGATCCGGATTCTCCGACCAGCTTCGCTGCGATCATGCTGAAGAATCCAACGTGGGCACCAATATCAAGAAACGTATCTCCACGTTTTAGCTTTTTGAGCATTAGGGCGAATAGTTCGCCCTCATATGCAACCCCTTGTTCGAGGTGCGAGCCAATAAATTTTTGGCTTACGTTTGAGTAATCTAAAAGTATTTTGACCGCTCCGTCCGCAGCCTTGCCCAGGTTTATTTCAAATATTTTCGACGTTTCGCTCACACCATCGGTTGTTGCATGTTTCCTGGCATCTGTCCAGCCATTTCCGGGGGTGGTAGTTGCCCCTGCGCGCCCTGCAGTTGTTCCTGCTGTTGCTGTTTCGCCTTGTTCATCTTCTTGAGTTCGGCAGTAATCGCTCGGGCAGTGTTCGGATCGATCTGTTCCAACGCCTGCAAGTGCTGATCCAAATGCTGACCGATCGCCTGTGCTGTCGCCTGGTCAACCTGGCGGAATCCTTTTTCGGCCGCTTGCTGGAAGTCAAAGATGATCTCAAGATGGGCCCGGTGATCGTCGGTCGGTTTGATCGCAATCGGGAACGCGGTCGTCATCATCGCGGCGAGTTCCTTCGCCTGCTCTTCCCTCTGCTCCTGTTGGTTCATCATCGGGTCCTGGACCAGACGACGTACCAAGCTGGGATCGTCTAGCTCAAGCACAGACTTAACAAGTTCGGCCTGGTTGATGAACGGAGACTGTCCGAGCAATTGCATCCGGGCTACTGCCTTTTGAAGTTGGAACTGGCGAGTTTGGAAATCGTACCCGCCCTTGGGCATGATCGAATACTGTTCGTGCAATGCTTCCGGAGGAACGGTCCCGGTATCTTCTGCATAGCGGAAGTTTAGATCCTTCTTGTCATACTGCAGATAGATCGACCAGCACTGACGAAACAGGCGACCTAGCGACATGCGGAACAGACGGTTTCTTAAATCAGCACCCGCGGACCCGGTGTTCACCAACGCTTGAATTTCAGTCGCTGTTTTTCTGGAGCTACCGGGTTCCGAGGGGTTGTTGCCTACGCCAAAATCGATCGTTCCGACTCTCTGCTCTGCCTCTGCGCGTTCGTCGTACATGACTCGCATGAAGTCCATCGGAGGGGTCGTCATCTGAACAGGCTTGATGCCCTGGGGCAGGATCTGCCCAGGTTGCATTTTTAGATTCGCCATGTTGAGGGAAACAGGATTGTCGGCCTGGAACAACGGACGGTTCGCCAGTTCCAAGAAGTCGAGCATGGAGTTCTTTAGCTTCGCCAGGGTCATCTCATTGGCAGCCAAGATCTCCGCAAGTCCGCGGGATGAGTAGAATCCTCCGTTGGTCAATTCATAGCTAAATTCTGTGAATGGGCACTGCTTGTGCTTGTAGGGAAGAACAAAATCTTCACGCACTGGATCAGTTGTTGCTAAGGGCGAGTACGTCGCAACGTTCCACTCGTCGTCTTCGTTCCTGGTGTAGATCTCCCAAAGAATGATCCGGTCCGGGCGAGAGTCGTAGGTGATGCCTTCGCGCTGGTAAACGGCTTGTTCCTTTTCGGTATTGATGCCCTCAAACTTGGTCCCGCGTCCGGCAATCCTCTTGATAAAATCCTCGTCCTGGTTGTAGGCCGCTACGCGCTTATACTGCTCCACCGATAGTACCATGACGTGACAAAGATAATCGGCGTCGTCCAAGGCAACGGTTTGGTCTGGCACAATGAACCTGGTCGGATCGATCGCCTGGAAAATGATCTCCTTCTTGCCCTCGTCCCAAATTGATTTGAGTACTGCCCGACCGAACAAGAGCATGTCGTCGATTAGGCGAACGATCTCAAATTGAAATGCGGTGCGCTCCCGGATCTTGTAGTCGAAGTATCGTTCTGCCGTAACAGTAAGCGGAACCAACTGCTGGCGCATAGGAACAAACCCAGCGACGACGTCGTTGCCAAGGGCTGAGTTGACGTAGTTAGGTTTGAGTCTTTCAATAATGCGATCAATCAGCGCGACGTGCATGTCCGCCGCGGTCGGCCATGGCTTAACCTTGCGACGCATTCCGAACGTGCGCATCTCATAGAACTGCCTCTGCCGGGCGTCCCATGTCGCGCGGTTCTTCAGATCCCGGAGGATGCGCGTATGAAGTTCGTTATTTATTGGTTCCATTATTCCTTACCCTTACTTCGTATTCTAAATCGTTTACCGTGTTGATTGCGTCGTATGCCCAGGATTGAACGTTAGGGGTAGATCTTGTGACCTCTTCAAACCTTGGGTCGTTCAGAAGTCTGTCCGCGTTCCCCGACGTTCTCACCACCGGGTCTACGGTTGCGCATCCACCAAGTGCTACCACCAAAAGAAGCGTCGATGCGACTGCGAGCGTCAGACCATTCTTTCCTAATCGCAGACTCATTGCGCTCACGTTCCCCGGGGAACAATCCAACAATTGCCTTCAGCAATTCGATAAGAGCGCCAATCCACGAAAACACAAAATGTTATTTGGCGTCGGCAGCCTTGATCAACCCGACTCCGGCGATGATCGCGGCGATGAGTATTCCAAGATCGGGCACTTTGCCTGTCTTCAAAAATTCCACCGCTGCTCCAGCGACGGCTACTACGATTGACAAAACTCCAGTTGCAGTTGTTTTCCAGTTCATGTTGTTTTCCTCCCGGTTTATCCCCCGACATCCCAGCCGGACATTTCGTTGTCCGCGGATGCCTGCTTCATTAGTTCAAGCAAAGATGGACGCGTGTATGCCATTGTCAAGTCGTAGTCAATCCCCGCGTTATCGCATGCCATCGCAACCGCGTCGGCCCTGTCCGGAGATGCCACTCCCCTGGACCGCATCGCGTCTTTCGACTCTAGGCCCAGCTTCCCGCGGGACGTGGCTTGAGCTCTCCTGGTCACTAGTTGGCTTTTGAGAATATCGTCTTCGGGCAGTATGATGTCGCAAGTATCGATCTTTCTGGCTAGTCGGTGCCACATCTCGGAACCCTTGTTCTGGTACGCGTCGTTGTCCCTAGCGTTGCCACCGAAGTTAATCCGGTTCACAGTCCACCCGGCTTCGTTCAGCGCGTCGCACATCGGCAGACCCAGGCCCCCGGCATCGGCGAATACTTGTTCCGGCTTAACCCCGGCTTTCTTTAGCTCCATAATGATCCGCCCGACCGTTGCCATTGTGTCCCTTTCGCGCCATGTGATCAGTGGCAGGATTCGGTTGCCCTCCCGGATTGCGATCACGTTCTCGTCGCCACCCGCGGAAAAGTCGATGCCAGCTGCCCTGTCTGTCCCATTAGGGACAGGAGGGTTGTTTACGCAATTGTCGTAGCTGCCTAAGCTCACGACTAGGCGCTCTTCGCCCAAGTCCATGAATTCTGCCTTGAGCATCGACTGAGTAAATGGGCTGTTGATGCCATAGCGCTGTTGAATCTCCTGTATGTACAAAGGGCTGATATGGGGACAGTCCCAGGCTGTCGCTCGGGTCTTTTTCCACAGATCTGCCTCCTTTGTGAAGCATCGGTAGAACTGACCTACCGGAGCCCCCGGCGAACTGGCGACTAGTAATCTAGTTGGTTGGCACCGAAACACTGAAACGTAGATCGGGTCCTGGACGGTCTTGGCCTCGTCGACAACGTACATGAGGGGAGCGCTTTCATGGTTCGCAGCGTGGAAACCCTCCGCTCGGCCTGCTGATTCGTTGTCATTGCCTGCTGTAAACCCCAAAATTCGGCTTATACGCCCCGAGGCGTGCTTGAAGCGGATTTCCC